ACAAGAACAAGAACAAGAACAAGAACAAGAACAAGAACAAGAACAAGAACAAGAACAAGAACAAGAACAAGAACAAGAACAAGAACAAGAACAAGAACAAGAACAAGAACAAGAACAAGAACAAGAACAAGAATCAGAATCAGAAAGTGAAACTTATGATGAAGAAGAAATTATACCAGAAGTAGAATCAGTTGTTGAACCAGTTGTTGAACCAGTTGTTGAACCAGTTGTTGAACCAGTTGTTGAACCAGAAGTTGAGTCAGTTGAACCAGAAGTAGAGTCAGTTGTTGAACCAGAAGTAGAGTCAGTTGTTGAACCAGTTGTTGAACCAGTTGTTGAACCAGAAGTTGAGTCAGTTGAACCAGAAGTAGAGTCAGTTGTTGAACCAGTTGTTGAACCAGTTGTTGAACAAGAAAAATTAGAAGAATCAGAAGAATCATCCGAATCAATTCATGATGTAATTGAAGAAGAAATGACAAAAAAATTAGATGAGATTAAAAGCTTATATAATGATTTAACAACTAAAAAATTTGGTGTTAAAGAAATTAATAGTAAGAAAGATAAAATGAATGAAAATATTAAGAGTTTAGAAACATATGATTCTCAAAAATATAAAGATGATATTGAAAAATATAAGGCTTATTTAACAGAAAATAAGTCAAATAATCATCAATATATTAAGATTGGAAAGACATCAGGTAATATGAATAAAAATAACAATAATAGACGTAATAATAGACGTTAAATAGACGTTAAATATTAAAAAAATTGATTTTTTTATCTTTTATTTATGTAAAACTTAACATGAAAAATATTATATAATTATGTCTGTTGATCTTATTAAGGAATATTATGATATTGGAGTTGATCTTCGCGATCAATCGGTAAAATATGTAGATAATACACAACTTACAGAAAATCAAATTCTAAATCCATTTTATGTTTCGTTTTCAGGAGGAAATGTTTACAAAGATTGTAAATTACTTGGAATGGTAGATTCTTGTATCGCGATTATTATGCTAAATAATGATCGAACTTTTGATGATATTAAAAAATTTACTAAAAAAGTTTTAACAAAAAAAGAGAAATATAATTTAACCGGTATTACAACTATTCGAATTCCAAAATCTATTCTCTCAAATCCAAAATATTTATTCCGTGCAACATTGGTAACAGATGAAGATTTAAATAGATTTTTTCCCAATGAAAAATATAATACACAAGAGATTGTTATTTGTTTGTTTGAACTATCAAAGGATAAAGTATTTGAATATCTAAGTCTATATGATTCTAAGAATAATTTACAGAAACTTGATGAAACATTAGCACTTGTAAAGGTAATGGATGCAACTAAGAATATTAAAATGTTTTGTAATTTGATTAAGAATATTGAGGGTTCATCTTATTGGGCAAATAATTTTAATACAAAAATGAATGTTACAACTATTTTTACAGAGAGAAATTTTCAAGCACGTAATAATGATAAAATTGTAAAGATTACAAAAGAAAATCTAAGTAAAATAAAAGACACTGAAGATCTAACTTCCTCATCTGATTATCCTTGTAATAAAACAGTAAATGACCGATTTAGTGATATTACAACATTTCTGCGAAATAATGATAGACGTACATTTTATGCAACAATGCCAGACCCCAATATTAGTTTTGATGTATATAATAATATCTATTCAAAATTAGAAACTGAGAAAGAAAAATATTTATTTTTAATTAATACACTTGTATCAAAAGATTATGCACATTTAGTATTGGTCAATGAAAAAATTTTAAAAGAAAATAAAGATTTAATTCAAAAATATATCGGTGCATTTAAATATGCTATTGGTTATGCATTCTTGACATTTTATTTTGAAGAATGTATCTTTCTAAATAAAACAACTAAAAATCATCGTTATGTATTTGATATTAATACAGCTAACAATTTACCAGTATTTCCATTTTCAAATGAAAACATTAAACTTAATCCATATATTACCTTATTGGTCCATGACTTACAATTAAATCTAAAAGAGAATTGTTTAGGTATTGATTATATTAAAGATTATGATGGATATGGAGTTACTGATTTGAATACATTTAAACGTAGATTAAATATGTTTATTACAAAAAATCCAGATAAAGATATTTTTGAAGGATTAAATTGGGAATTCTATGGTTTATCAGGTAGTATTATCCCAGCATGTCTTCAAAAACGTTCTCCACTTTTAGATGTGATTATGAAGAATTATAATCTTAGTGAAAATGATGCTTATTTAAGATTTATTGATGAATATTATAAAACTTCAGATATTGATATCATGTGTAATGAACAAAATTTAATTGAATATCTTAAAAAAGCACACGAAACTTTAGAATTAATTAAGAAGAATACAGATTCAACTGATAATGATGTATCACACGAGACTATTAAAACAATGTCAATTTCGATTACTACTCAATTCTTTGAATTAACACTTGATGAGTTTAATAAGATTTATCAAACTACATGGTCCGCAAAAGAATATCAAGAGAATGTTAATGATTATCGTGTAAGATCATATTTATATTCATTCTATTCTAAATATAAACAAGAACAAAATACATTTCTACTCAAGTCTAATCCAAATTGTGTAGAGAATAAATTTGTCAAAGATTATATTACATATTTTTCAATTAATGATTTTACAATTTATCTTTGTGATGAATCTCTATATGATAAATATAATAAGAAAGAAACTGATATTATCCTTCGTAAATCTGATTTTAATAGTGAAACCGTTGAAAGTGATAATAAAATTGTAATGAAAATCGGTGATTCAATTCGATTTAAATTTAATTTTAATAAAATTGGTCGACAAATTGAATTTTTCAAATCTAATTCCAAGGACTTTTTTAGTTTAACTGCTCATTTCCATCTTCCAGCAGTACGTGCATATTATCAAGGAAATAATGTATATATGACACCATCATGTGTAACTGCAATGATGACTGGAATTAATGTTGAATATAAATATTTTGCTGGTATTCGCGATCCAGTAGATATCATTAATAAATATAATCGAAGAGGATTCGGTGTAATTTTAAATTCAATTGAACTTGAACAATATAAAAAGTTTAATGAGAATTCTGATAGATTTAAGGTTGGGTCAAAATCAGTTTATGACCCAATCTTTGCACAAATTGATACAGAAAAAAAGAAAGAATATGAATATGTAAAAACAAATGAGAATATTAAAGAATTCTATTCTTCTTATAATTCAATTGTTGATGTTACAAAATTTAATACGATTAGTGATACAGGTAAGATTAATCAACTGAAACCATCATTTTTTGATTTCTATTATGATTCAATTAACGCATAGTTAACATTAAAATAAATCAATAAACATTAAAACAAATCATCAAAATTATAATCCTTAAACATCTCGTGTTCTAGAGCTTTATTTAATAATGCAATAGTTGTTACTTGCTTATATTTATTATTATCTACTTCATTTTCATTTTGTTTATCCTGAAATTCTTCTTGTAATTTAGATAAAGAACCACATAGAAATAGGTCAAGCATGCGTGTTGAATAACCCGAAAGCATTGATGAATTTGGTCTGTCAGCCATAACTTGATAACCAAGAGTTCCTGCTCGAAGATTCCAGAATAATACATGTGGAACTTTATAACCAGCTTTTACAAACTGGTCAGAAATATTTTCATATGATGTCTTATTCCATGTCATATCACCTTGATCAAATTGCATATCTGAGAAGATAGCAAGAATTTCAGGCATCGCCTCTTGGGAAAGATTATGTGTTTTTGCAATATCAAGTAATAGAGAAATGGCTTTGTGGATATTTGTCGACCCACCCCATTTTTCACTACCGGTCCATTCTTTCATAACATTAACTTTGTCTTTGAGTGAACCATTTCGTGGAAGTCGTACTAATTGAGGTTCAGTTGCAAAGCTCATAAATCTATTAGCAAAACCAAATTCTTCTTGTTCTGGAGGATTATCCATAATCTGAGAAGTAAATAGTCCAAAAGTAATTGCATATGTCATAGGCCAACCAGACATAGACGATGATAGATCAACCATTGGAAAGATCTTTGGTTTATTTTTTGTTTCTCCGTTTACACCATTTGTTTCTCGGTTAATCATTTCCTGAATCTCATCAACACGCTTTTTCCATTGTGCTTCCCATACAATATCTTCTTTGCTATTATAACCCATATATGAATTAATAATAGTTGATAAATCTGTTACTTGTGCATTAACTTTACCACCGGCTTTGATATGTTCAAAGAGATTTTCACGGCATTTCTGTCTGTCTTCATAGTCAGCATCACCTTCATGATGGCGTCTGTTGTCAACTGTCATTTCTACAGATTTTGTTTTAATTCTATTTGTTCTTCTATGTCTACGTGTCATAACCTTCTTAATTCGTTCTGATTTTGCTTTTGGACTTACTTTTTCATCTTGGAATGCCTTGGTTAGATTTGTCATAGCAACAGATGGTACATTTTTAAAGTTAATATCAGCCCAATGTTTTTGACACATAAATGTTTGTACTGTATTAATTTTTTTATTTAATTCTGCTAATTTTTGTCTATATTGTTTTAATCCAATTGTATATTTTGTTGCAATAGATTTTGCCATTGAATGATATACAGAACCTTCACGTGGTGCCCATTTAGCAGCTAAAGATAATTTGGATGTGTCAACCTCATTTAAATCTTTTTGTAGTTGTTTAACATATAGGTCAATAATAAAAGTTTTAAGTTCGACATGTTTTGTTTTTTCATAAATTAAATTCCAATCTTTATAATAACCAAAATCCCCGACTAGTTCAACTAGTTTTTCTGTAAATTTTTTATATGATGGTAATGAAAAGAGATGTTCAATAATTGAATAAAAAATATCTTTTTCACCTTTACCCTTACGTGGTTGACGCATAAATAGAATCAGTTTAAATAATCTAATTTGATAATCCTTCTTTTTATCTTCTGATACTAGTTCAAGTGTTCTTACCATTTTATTAAGAATTTCTACAATTCTATCTACACTCTCACCTCTTACAAGTAGAAATAGTTCACATAAAATCTCATCAAGATCTACATCAGATGTTACAAGTGTTGAATGTGCACAAGAACCATTTTCTCCTTCCACAAGTGTTGATAGCTTATTAACAGTTGAATCAAATGCAGTTCCAAATGATGTTAATGTACTAGTAGATGCCATTATTTGATAAATAATGTTGTAATACCTTTATATCTATTTATACATTTAAAACCATTTAAACATATATTTATATATATTAAATCGTAAGGATACTCACAGCAATGTAATGATATATAAATGTATATAGAATTTAAAAAAGTATCCTGACTAAGAATACTCACAGCAATTTTAGTAAATAAATAATGGTTTTATTATTAATTTAAAAATAGTATTCTGACCAAAGTAATGATGCACACAGCAATAAAAGATTAATGAATATTAAAATTTTAAAATGCATCATGTTCACTTTTTCTATCTTTTTATATTTTCTAACTTTATTTTCTTAAAACATGAAGCAATAAAAAAAACAAATCAATAAAAATAAATCAATAAAAACAAATTTACATAGATTTTGTAAAAGTTTTTAAACAATTTACACAAGTATAAAATACCGTAGCAGGTTCGTCGGCTGATCTAACTTGTGTAATATAATAGGTATGTTTTCTCTCACCACATTTACCACATTTAAACTCATCTGTTGTATTAACAGTGTATAAGATCTCATCACGAAGATTATTTTTTTCAATAATTGTTTTCCAATTCTCTGGATGCAAATGATGGAACTTCTGAAATGCAATGGTTTGTGGATTAATCTCTCCACGTAAAACTGCTGGTAGCAATGTTTTATTTTTTATATTTACATTAGACATATCTAGATTTAGACATAATTCATTAACCTTATCATTGTATACCAATTCAAGTTCTGAATAATTTAGATCTTGTGTTTTTACATAATTAATTGAAAATTCAAATACACCAAGTTCTATTAATTGAGATACAGGTAAACATCTAACAATCAAATCAATTTTTAGAATTGTATTTTTTCTATCTAAAGTATCATCGGCTATTTTAATTAATCTTACAACATCTGGTTGTGAATAACAATTATTTAACATGATAAATTTTTGTCTATATACATATTCTCGATTATATGAGAAATTATCGAATTTTAATTCGTCTTGTCTTTCTTTTGATAGTTGTTTCATTTTAGATAATTAAATAATTATATAGATATTTGTATTTAAATATGATTAAAAATCAACTTTTTTATAAAAATTGAAAAATAAATTTAAAAAGATTATTAATATAATATATATAATAAAAGATGTCTTTGTATTTACAGTCTGATATTAAATTGTTAGGTGATAATATTAATGAAATTAATGATAGGATCGAACGTAAACAATTAGAGATGTATGAGCCTACAAAAGAGGAGAGAATTAAGGTTATAGATGTCATTTTAAATTTTATTAAAAAAAATAGAAGAAAAATTTATGGTGGTTTTGCTATGAATAAATTAATTATAAATAAAAACAAGGTAGATGCTATTTATAAGGATTTTCAAACTCCAGATGTTGATTTCTATTCTTTTCAACCAATTGAAGATCTAATTCAGCTATGTAATGAATTATCAGATGCAGGATTGAAACGTGTAATGGGCAGAGAAGGTAAACATAAAGATACTTATAATATTTTTGTAAACTTTCAATTATATTGTGATATATCATATGTTCCAAAGAATATCTATAATCGTATGCCATTTGTTGAGATTGAAGGAATAAATTATATTCATCCATATTTCATGGTTATTGATTATTTACGTATGATTACAGATCCACTTGCAAGTTATTGGAGAATTGAAAAATCTTTAAAAAGAATGATTCTACTTCAGAAACATTATCCATTACCAGATATTGATAAACCTATTCAAGTAATTGATTCAACACCTGATCTTGATAGAGCATCAACATTTATTTCTAAATATTTAGTAGATAGAAAATCAATCATTAATATTGGTTTCTATGCTTACAATTATTTTGTAATGAAATCAGAAACAAAAAATAAAAATATTAAAACATTACCAGTACCATTTTATGAATTTATTTCAACAGATTATAAAAAAGATTTTGATGACCTAATTGAAATTCTTCGAAGAGAGATGCCAGGTTCAAATATTTCCCATAAAGAATATTTCCCATTCTTTCAATTTACTGGTTATTCTGTTGAAATCTTATTAGATGGTGATGTTATTGCTGTAATTTATTCTCATAATGGAAAATGTCTACCATTTCAATCTGTAGATTCTTATGAATTTACACTAGATGGTCCAAAAAAATCAGATGGTAAAGTTATCATTGGTACATTTAGTTTAACAATTTTATTCTTACAAATTATGACAATTAAATATAGAACAAACAATGATAAGGCATTGACAACAGTTTATATGACTCTAATTTCACATTTAATTAAAGTTAAAGATGAATATCTTAAAAAAACTGGAAAGTCAATATTTGATGAAACAATATTTCAAGACTTTATTGTAGATTGTCTTGGAACAGGAATTCATCCAGACAGAGAGATTTTATTAAGATATGAAGAAAGACGAGGTAAAGGTAAAAAATCATTCTTTCAATATGACCCATCAAAAGATAATAGATCACCAGATATATCTTATGTATTTGGAAATTATTCGGGTAATGAAATTAAAAATCCAAAGAATTTAAAACTAGAAAATGAAGAGTTGACAATTGAAGAGATAGTTGAAGAAGTATCTGAACCAGAACCACAAGAAGATGTAACGAATGATAACGAAGAAGAAAATAATAGAGTAACAGAATAAAAAAATAAGTAAACTAATACAAACAAAATAAATAAAAAATTTATATATTTTCACTATGATACATGCTTCTTCATACGATACATACGATATACAATAAACGGAATGTCAAACTTGCTCAAAGTATCATCACTAGTAACAATTGAGTTATACAAAGTTGCCATACGGGTAATGTAAGAATATACATCATTTACCGTTAAAATTCCTGTCACAAATCATCACAAAATCTTTAGATTTTGTAGATGATTTACATGATTTTAAAGCTATAAATAATTATCAAAGCATTCATGTTAAAGTGTGAAAGATACCCTGGCAAAAGATACGAGTTCATGAGAAGTACAAACTCTATGGGAAGTGTCGACCGCTTCATAAAACGGAATCGAATAATTATCACAAATCATCACAAAATCTAAAGATTTTGTGTGATTTTGATAATTATTTATAGCTTTAAAATCATGTAAATCATCTACAAAATCTAAAGATTTTGTGATGATTTGTGACAGGAATTTTAACGGTAAACCATACGAATGAGAACAAGATTTAAATGCTGAAAAGAATTGTGGTTATTACGCTTACGCATTTTGCGATCGTATTTGACCATTGTATTGTACGCCTTGACACTTGGGGCGTGCATGCGGTCACGATACCGCTTAGGTGGGTTAATCTTGTTTGTCATATCAGACAACAAATCAGATAGCAATGAAAAATTAATCGTATAAAGCATTTTTTAGATGATAAAAAATTTAAAATTATAGATATTTCAGATATTTTTATTTTTCAATTATATATATATATTACCTATCTTATTGTTATTATGACGTAAAAACTATGACATCATAATAATTAAATGCAATATTATATGTGATAGATTTTTAGCTGGCGATGCATCACATTCATTTTGAATAAGTATTAATAATTCTTGTAACAAGAACACTTACCACAAATTTTACATTGATAGCAATTATAACATATATAACACCCATTATAATCACAATATTTATTTATTTTTACAGGTTTTAATATTAATTGAGTAGTTGTATTTGTAGTGTGAATTATTGTATATTCTCCACTATCTATTGTTATTGTATTTTTTTTCTCAATTACATCTTTTGAATCACTACAATTGTAATTATTCACCAACATACGAATATTTTCTTCTAATTCGCAATCACACGTATCAATATTATTTTGTATTTCTTGGTCTCTTTTTTTTTTATGAAACATAAGTTTTATTTTTTTATATATGGAACCCATATTGTATATGTACTTTTAATAAATTTACATCTCCATAATATATATAAATATTCAATTTTTATTTATAAATTTGTTAAAAAAATAATCATAAACAATAAGTTTAAAGGATAATTGTTTAATTAAATCCAAAGTTATTCATATCAAACCATGAATTAGTTGTATTTTTATTTCTACTAAATGTTGTAGTATACGTATAATTTATATTAAATGTTGTAATATACTTATACGTATAATTTATATTAGTTTCAACGTCTACTGGTGTGATTTCAACGTCTACTGGTGCGGTTTCAACGTTTACTTGTGCGGTTTCAACGTCTACTGGTGTAATTTCAACGTTTACTTGTGCGGTTTCAACGTCTACTGGTGCGGCTTCAAATCATAATAATATTGATTTACAAATGGAAATTTTCCAGGCTGGTCTTGCACTACAATCACGACAAGACCAATTACGGGAACATTATTTTTCAACCCAACTGGCACAACATACTGATGAAGATACGCTTAAAAAAATGATGATACATACTAATATTGTACAAAATTTTAGTAGACAACCACATGAAGTGTACGTTCGCCCACAAGAAAGGACAGATTTTTTTTCACAAAGCTATCAACCAGGTGATAGCTCTCTACAAATGAGAAAAGAATCGACTCGTAAGGTTGAAAACAATGGTTTTACCTATTCAAGTGTAAATTCAACTACATATACACGCACTTCTAATGGTCGTGCTTGGTAGATGATAATAAAATACCTTTGATATTTTTTTTATTTAAAAAAATGATTTATTTTAAACTTAAATAGTTATATCTACTTAATACATAATTAAAAATGACCGAAGATTATGAAAAATATATTTTAAATGAGAAGAATAAATTTATTACAACAAAAGATATTGAAACAATTTTTTCTAAAGTAAATTTTAATCATACACCAAAAAATCTAACAAATTTTCAAACAGCGATGATTCATAAATCATATCTTAAAAATTTTCAATTAAATGATAAGATTATAAAAGGATTAAAAGAGGTTGAACCAATTAATCCTAAATATATTAAGAATTGTATTCCATTACAAGATAAATGTTATGAAACTTTAGAATTTCTTGGTGATGCAGTAATTCATCATGTATTTGCTGATTATTTATTCAGACGTTATGAGGGAAAAGATCAAGGATTTTTAACAATTTTGCGAATTAAATTAGAAAAAGGTTCAACTCTAAATTATTTAGCAAGAATTATTGGTTTGGATAGATTTGTTGTGATTGCACGTAATATTGAATTAGCTGGTGGTAGAAATAATAATGCATCAATTTTAGAGGATGTATTTGAGGCTTTTATTGGTGCACTATCATTAGAGACAACATTTGAAAACTGCAAATTATTTTTAGAAAAACTAATTGATTCGAATATTGATTTTGCAAATTTAATTAATTCAGATGATAATTACAAGGAATCTTTAATGCAATATTTCCATGATTTAGGATTTAAAACAACACCTCATTACGAATTAATTGAAGAGTATGAAGAGAATCAGAAGAAAAAATTTAAAATGGGTGCTTACAGTCCTGATGGAAAATTAATTGGAGTTGGTTATGGATCATCTAAATCAATTGGTGCAAAATATGCTGCAAAGAATGCTTTGGAAAAGTTAAAAAAAACAGTAAATAATAATACAAAAATTGAAGATGAAGTTGATGAAATTTATTTAATCGAAGAATAATTTTTTATTTTTTTATTATAATTATTATTATATATATGTCATATAAAAATAAAAATAAATATATTGATCTTAAAATTAATGGTAGATTGTTTCCTTCTTGGGTTTTAGCAAATTTTGCTAAATTTAAGTTACCAGAAATTAAAAAAGATCCAGATTATGACGCATGTAAAGAAAAACAAAAAGAAGGGTTTAGAGAATATCAGATCTTTATATCAAAGATTCTTGACTATAATGGTCCTTACAAAGATATTTTGGTATATCATGGTTTAGGTGCAGGTAAAACTGCTTCTACAGTAAATTTATATAATGTTTTATATAATTCTACACCAGGGTGGAACGTATTTATTCTACTAAAAGCCACACTAAGACCTAATTGGATAGGTGAGCTTGATAGATGGTTACAGAATGAAGATAAAAAGTTTAGAATGGAAAATATTAAATTTATATCATATGATGCTCCAAATGCTGATAAGTCCTTTATGGATGCGGTTAAAAATGCCGATTCGTCAAAAAAGAATTTATATATAATTGAAGAAGCACACAATTTTATTCGTAATGTTTATTCAAATATTGCTTCAGGTGTAGGTAAGAGAGCCCAGACAATTTATGATTATATTATTCAAGATAAAAAAGATAATGATTCCGTTAGACTTATATTATTAACAGCTACACCAACAATTAACAGACCTTTTGAACTTGCTTTATTATTTAATATGTTGAGACCTGGTATTTTTCCAAAATCAGAAGCGCAATTTAATCAATTATACGTATCAACATCTGGTGATTTTGAGAGATTAGATCCAAGTAAAAAAAATAATTTCCAAAGAAGAATTCTTGGTTTAGTCTCTTATTATGTTGGTGCAACACCAGATGTTTTTGCAACCAAAAAAATAGATTATGTGGATGTACCAATGTCAGAATATCAAGAAGAAATTTATACATTTTTTGAAGAATTAGAAGATAAAATTGCTAAAAAAAGTAAAGGTAAATCACAAACATATATGTCATATACAAGACAATCATGTAATTTTGTATTTCCTTTAATGGCTCAGGGTTTGAATGGTGAAACTAGACCTAGACCAAGAAATTTTAAATTAAATGATACCATTGATCGTGGTAAAACAGTAGAGGATGATAAAGATGATAAAGCAGATGGAAAATATTATGCAGTTGACCAATATTTAAAATCAGTTGAAAATTTTGTAAATACTTTTGATTCATTTCTAAATGATAAATATGTCCAAGATAAAAAGAATGGTCGTACATTAGTTGATGATATCAAAACTATTAGAGAAAAATATATATATGATGTAACAGAATTTAGTAGAAAAGAAGAAAAAAAATCTACACTATTTATTGCCCTATATAATTCATCTCCAAAAATGATACAGATGATTTTAAATATTTTAAAATCTCCTGGCCCAGTTCTTGTTTATTCTAATTATGTGTTAATGGAAGGATTACAAATATTTAAAATATATTTAAAATACTTTGGATTTTCAGCATTTAAAGATACAAATTCTGGTGTAGACGATTTTAGATATATGGAATATCATGGCGGCATTGATGTTGAACAACGTGGTAAGAATATTAAACAATTTAATGTTCCAGAAAATAAATATGGTAATGTTTGCAAAATTATTATGATTTCTCCTGCTGGTGCGGAAGGTCTATCTCTATATAATACTAGACAGGTTCATATTATGGAACCATACTGGCATGAAGTAAGAATTGAACAAATGATTGGTCGTGCTATTCGTCTTTGTTCACATAAAGATTTACCAATGAAAGAGAGACAGGTAGATGTATTTAGATATAAATCAGTTAAGAATGATAAAACAAAAAAAGAGACAGCTGACCAAGTTGTTGAAAATTTAGCTAGAAGTAAACAAGGTTTACTACAATCTTTTGAGGATGCAATTAAAGAAGCAGCAATAGATTGCGAATTATATAAAGCACATAATTTAATTCAACATGATTATAAATGTTTTAAATTTGATGAACCATCACTATTCGAAGAACAGATTGGACCAGCTTTTAAACAGGATTTATATGATGATTTAAGAATTGATAATGGGTTAAATGCTTCTAATTCACAAATTGTTAGAATTAAAGCAATTAAAATATCAGCTGTTATTGTAACTGAGAAAAATGAAAATGAAGAAAAATATTCTGAACCAAAAAATTATTGGTATAATCCAGATACTCTAGTTGTATATGATATGGATATGTTATATCCTATTGGTAAAGTTTCAGCTGATGAAGATGATATACCACGTAAACTTGACGCAAATACATATATTATTGATAAAATTATACCTATACCAATACTATAAAATTATTTTGAAGATACAATTTCAAGATTTAATTTTGGTTTATCTTCAAATGTAATAAAATCTTTTTTCGCTGGATCTTTTGTTTTCTTAAATTGTACAATCAATGATTTTAATGTTGAAATAGGTTTTAATCTTGTTAAATATGTAATTTCTTGATTCGAATTAATTGCGAATATAGGATTATTCTTATCAAGATTTGGAAAGAATACATATAATTCATTTAGATTTAATTCAGGTATTTCTTCTGCAGTATAATTAGATGCACCTTCATATTTATCTTGATTGAATCCTAATAATTTACCAAATGATTTTGGACCACATATCATATCAAAATTCTCACCCTCATTATTAATAATCTCAACATAACCATTATCATTTAGTTCTAATCTAATATTAATATCGGATAAATTCTCAGTAATTCCTTCTAAAATATCATTTAATGAATAATAATCCTCATCTAATTGTATGTCTCTCGTTTCAGTTCCACATATAATTTTTAATTCATTATTATTTTCTGTAATTTTTGGATTAAATATTAATTTATCTTTTAATTTGATATTATCAATTGAAACATTTATATATGTTTTATTAAAATTTATCATATAATCAGAAAAATACTTTGATTCTTTCTCATTAGATGTTATATCAATTAATAATTTATCTTCATTATTAAATCTTACATTTTTCTTTTTAATTTCTTCTTCTGAAGATGATTCGGATGATGATTCGGATGATGATTCGGATGATGACTCGTTATTTATTTTTTTTGATTTTATTTTATTATTTTGTTTTTTAGTTTGTTTTTTAGTTTGTTTATTTTGTTTTTTATATTTATCTTGTTTATTGTGTGTTTTTTTATCTATTATTTCATTTTCAGATTCAGACTCAGATTCAGATTCAGATTCAGACTCACTCGATTTACTTATTTTTCTATTTTTATCTTTTCGTGTATTTCGTGTATTTTTATTTATAGTTTTATTTTCGTTCTTTATAGTTTTATTTTCTTTTTTCATCTGTTGAATTCTATTTAATAATTTTTGTGTTCTATCGTTGTTATTTTCGTCATTATCATTATCCTCGTCATTATCAGATTTTTCTTGATTTGATAATTTAATATCTGATGCTGATAATTCTTTACGAATTTGTGATTCTATGTCATCAACTGACATATGTAATAATGCTTGATGGTCTATACCATTAGAACTTGAGCTATCATTGTTATTAATTTGATTATTAGTAATTGTTCCTCCCCTGCCACCCATACGAAAATTTTGCCCACGTTCTTTTTGCATTGAAGCTAATCTCATAGATAAATCATTAGTATTTGTTGATGTCATTTTATTATGAATATTATTAACTGTATTTAAATTATTCATATTTGGATTGTATTGCATTGATTGATTTATATTTTGATTTATATTTGGATTATATTGCATTGGTTGATTTGTTTGTTGATTAATATTTGGATTGTATTGCATTTGTTGATTAATATTTGGATTGTATTGCATTTGTTGATTCATATTTGGATTGTATTGCATTTGTTGATTCATATTTGGATTTCCATTTTGTTGTGGATACATTGCTGACATACCAAATTGATCAAAATTACTAAATCCTTGATCACCATTCATATTCATATTCTCATATCCTTCATAACCATTATTCATACCCATACCCATATTATTATTTGGGTTTTGTTGATTTTTATTTAAACCAGCAAAACCTCTAGTATCTGAACCATCTAATGCAAAATTAATTTCTGGTGGTCTTTGATTCTGATTACCATTAATATTTGGATTGTATGCCATACCCATTCCACTCATTTGCATTTGATTCATATTCATATTCATATTCATCCCTCCATTCATCCCTCCATTCATCCCTCCATCCATACCTCCCATATTCATATTTCCACTAAAACCATCATATTCACCTTGACGCATTAACATTCTACGCTCTAATTCAGCTGTAATTGATTTTTTATCAGAAAATTGCATCGAATCATTAATATTTCCAAAGAACATTTGGTCACCAACTGAACCATCTGCTCTTATAAAACCTCCTGATTTTTCTAATGGTGAAAAGGATGCATAACCACCTGCATCAGAAACAGTTCCAAATCCATCTGATTTAGTTTTAGATTTCTGTTTTTGTTGTTTCTGCATATTTTTTTGATGATCTTGTGGTCTAATATTTTGTGGTTCTCTTGATTTTCTTCTATATTCTTCAACTGCAGTTCTTAAACAATCAGTATTTATTTTTTTAATAATTTCTTTCTTATCACCTCTTAAATTATTTCTAGAAGCCTTTAATACTGTTTCCATTTTCTTTTTAAGCCATATTTTACAATATTCAATAGCTTCCGATGTATTACCAAAATCTTCAACTAAAGTGGAAAATTTTTCACTTAATTTTGTTAAATTTCTATCGGAATATAAATGTCCTATTATATCTTCCATAATATTAATTGTAATTAATATTTTTTTAATATAATTTCGCAATAATCAAAAAAATATTATATCAATTATATAATTATATTATTAAAAATGAATCAGTATAGAGGCGTATCTTCAACTCAAATGACAATGATGAATTCAGGACAAAATAATTTTACACAAGCATACAATCCAAATGTAAATCTTATACCCGCACAGAATTATGAGAATTCACATCAATTAGTTCATAATAATCTTGAATCAAATTTATTTAATGAATCATATATAGATTATACAATTCATGTAGATTCAACTGATAGAAACACAGGAGTATTTCCAAGTCCATATTATTTTGTTTTAAATTTTGGTGGTGCTGGTCCAAGTCGAAATAAATTTTATAATTCAAGTGGAAATTTACAGACAGTAGATTTTAATGGAGTACCTAATCCGGTTATTGATAGAAAATTTAGAAATGTTAAAACAGTAATTTTAGATAAGATTTTTTTTCCAAAATATATTGGTTTTCAACGTATACCTAAAGGTACTGAGCCAGAAACTTATGATTATTCAGGTAATGTTACTCTGGCATCTCGATATCGATATGTTATTGTTAGAATTAAAGAATTGGATAATAATCGTATGTATTCTACAAATAATTACGTTAGAGATGATTCATTTGTTATGTATAATGATAAAACATTAGGTGAAGCGGGTGTAGGTATATGGATAGCATCGCCTTATAAAAGAACATATTTAAAATCAGCTCTTAAAAATATTGACAAATTTACAATTGAGATTGTTGATCCAGAAGGAAATCCTATAATACCAACATGGGATAATGGCGGAACAAATGAACCCATACCACAATCAGAATTAACAAATGAATCTACACGTGATAAATATAATTTTCAAATTCATTTTATATTTTCTGTATTAGAAAATGAACTTAATACTAAACCAAATTTTAGATAGTAAACAAAAAAAGTAAAAAGTAAACAAATAAAAAGTGAAAATATAACTATATACAATGAGAAGTATAATATATACATATATTAATATAAGATGGTAAATAAGGCAGACCCAAATTATAATGAAAAGATCAGGATTATTGAGGATTTAATTGACCATTATCCGGAATTAAAAAAAGATAAAAATGTATTGAATAATATATTTTTTGATAGAACAGATAAACCAAATAAATTTATTTTAGATAGAGTTGAAATAAATGATAAAGTATATTATAAATCAAACGATAATCTATTAATTGATGTTGATGTTAAATGTAAAGGTGTATATGCTAATGGTAGATATATAATTGTAAGACCTGAAAATAGAAAAGAATTTTATGATACATTTATTTCAGAGTTTAAAAATTATAAAACCAAAAAATTTTGTTAATTTATTATATATATGGAAAAATCAGAATCTGTTGAATCTATTGATACTGAAACAGTTAAACCACAAAATAAAAATGATTATAAATGCGCACCTTCTATTAAATTTAATTCAGGTTCATGTATCGATTTACCAGTTTTAATTGAAATGGCTAGAGCATATAATGAATCAAATACAAATAAAATTAAATTACATCCAAAACTTCAAACATTAAATCCTAAAAAATATAAAAAATATTTATTGAAACAGTTTAAAGATAGATATCAAAATGTATGTCAAACTCAATTTTGTTGGACACAACAAGATTTTGTTGATAAAATGAATGAAATTATGCGTGATGAATTAACAAAATTCACATACAGACCTCAAGGTCCTGTTGGTAAATTTGAATGGTTAAATACAACTCATTTAAATGAAGTTATGGAACAATATGAAAAAGTACATAAAGATTTTAAATTCTTAGGGGCAGTACCAATGGATTTTGATTCATTACCGGCATTGGGTATTAAAGATCTAAATTTAGATGATCTTATTAATCGTGGTATTTTAAAACTTGGAATTATATTTAATTTAGATAATCATAATCAATCTGGTTCACATTGGGTTGCTGGATATTCTGATCTTAAAGATGGAAAAGCATATTTTTTTGACTCATATGGTGTTCAACCTGACCCTCGAGCAAGAAAATTATTAAGAAGATTTGCAAAATATTCAGAAGATAAATTTAATGCAAAAATTGATTCTACACATAATGAGACTAGACATCAATATGGTAATTCAGAATGTGGTATGTATTCATTAAATTTTATTTTGGAATTATTGGATGGTAAATCTTTTAATGATGTTTGTTCGTCAAAAATACCAGATACCAAAGTTAATCAATTAAGACCAATATTTTTTTATAATGTTAATTTTTAATGTTATCCAATTAATATATTTTTTTAAGTTGTAAATATTTATTTTTATATTTTAGATATTTTTGATAATATTTATCACCACCTATTTGTGCATTGGGTGCTGGTGATGGTCCTGGTGGTAGTACAACTAGAGGTGGAGGTGGCGCGACTGGAGGATATTTTATTTCAGGTATACCATAAATATTACAAAATGATTTCATTATTATTATTGTAATTATATCATTTTTAGTTAATGGTAGATATTCATCTTTAGAAATGATATTGATATTAAAATTTCTACGTTCATTTAGGTCATCAATTTCTCTATATGTATGAATATATGTATTGTAATCATTATTATTTAAATTATCTAAATTATCTAACATAAATAACATATAATCACTTTTTGTTAAATTTCTATCGTGTATCTTTTTTTGTTTATATTGTTTAATTTTACTAATTGTAGTGGGTAAATAACCTATTAAATTATATATATATAATGGATAGGTCATATTAATGACAACCATATTAAAAGTAGCACTTAATAACATATAGTCAATACCAATAAAATTATTCAAAAGTATTATTTCATTATTTGTTAATTCAGATTTTGTATATAATTTATCTAATAACTCAATAAGATATGATTTATTTGTTTCTTTCTTGTCAAATATTAATAAATTATTTGTAATAGAATTAATAGTTTTTTTAACAAATTCATGAATATTTTTTTCATATTTAGTATATATTAGTTGATTAATAAATCCATCTGAATTTATTTGATCTATGTCAGTTTGATTAAATTTAAATATTTCAATACTAGGATTTATTGTATTTGATTCAAAATTAATAATATCTTTATAATTAAAGTTTATAAAATCAAAATTAAAATTTATTCTAAAGAAATTTGAAAAATAATGTAATTTGTAAAATAAACTAAATATTGAATCTCCATAAATATTTTTAAATTTAATTATTTTTGTTTCTTCTAAGTCAGTATTTTTATTTATTGATTTAATCATTAAATCAAATACACCATATAAATTTGTAATATAATAATAACTTAATACAGAGAATATTTTATGATGTGTCATAAAATATTTAGTAATTACAGATATAAACTCTTCTTTTTCTTTTTGTTTCTTATCAAAGAGTATACAAAAATTATTTATGATAAGAATAACAAATTTAAAGGTTTCAACTGTTACATTATCTTCCGCAACAAATTTTTCAAATAATATTTGAAAGAAATTATAATTTGTCGATATTTTTATCATACATTTTTTATTTAAAAACAATGACATCAATAATAATATAATTATATATTCATTATAATAATTTACTGGATAGACGTTAATATGTTTAAATATAATAGTTAAATATGTAGTTTCTAAATTTGCTTCACTAAATAATGTGTCATATTTGTCAACTATTTGTATTAATTCAGTTATATTTTGTAATTCTATTCGTGCAGTACTTTTATCGTGAATTTTTGATAAATATTTAACAATTTCTATTAATGTATTAGATGATAATAGACTATTTGTTAAAAATGTATCAAAAGAAATATCCATATCTTTGGTTAAAGTATTATATTCGTATCTAATCATAGATTTTTTAAATTCTATTTTATTTGCACTCATATTATCAATAAAAGTATTTATATTTGTATTATCAATAGTAGAAATAATAAGAAGTTCAGTTTCTTGTATTAAAAAATCGTTATTACTAAAATATATATTTCCAAAATTCATTAATATGTACAAATTAAAATATCTTAAATTTATTAATCTTACTAATTGATACATATTAAATGAATCTTCTTTTGGTATAATTTCCATTAAACTATGGCCAAATTTTATTTCAAATAAATATGATTTAAACCTAAACACCATTTTAATACCATTGTAGTCATCTATAAAATCTATTGAAATCGGTGGTGAATTATATTCTGTAATAAGTTCTGATAATTTTTTTTTACATATTTGTTGTACTTGAGGATTTTGTAATGTTTCGTTAGATGTAGTATCCATTGTACTAATTACATTTAATATTTCTGAAATAGAATCAATACCTTTTAATAGAATATAAATAACAATTACAAAATGTATATAACGAGATTTGATATCATCCCGATAACCCCACATGTTATATGTTTTTGTATATTTTGTTTTAAGTAAAGGTCTAACTACATTACGAATAATATTTAGCCATTCAATATGTGCTGTAAGATTTGGGTTTGACGCTGCTTTTTGTATTGAATCTAAATTATATTTTGTATAAAAATCTTTAACTTCAGGTAATAATGTACGAATTTCTAATATTTTATTAAAATTTCCATTCTTATAAAATAAAGCATTAAGAAAATTTCTTATTGCAGATTCAACACAATCAGGTATCTCTTCTGGATATGAATAATGAAATGCAACATATTCACTTTGTTTCATATATTTTTCTTTTAATAAAGTATATAGTTCTTTACTTGGATATCCTGTTTGTCCACTTATAAATAATTTTTTTGATGGAAGAATAATATTTTTGATAGAAATATTAATTGAATTATACATATCCGGTGTTAATATTGGATTTACAGCTGACATTCTAATATCACTTTCTGATATTGCATCAATTGAAGTTTTATTTATTTCTCCATTGAAAACACCATATTCATTTGTATATAGTTCTATATCGTCAATATTTGGATATCCAAATATGTTTTTAAATATTTCAAGTTTATTTGTAAAATATAATTCTTTTGTATTGATATATGAATATATATATATACATACAATATGCAAACCAAAACCAGTTAAAGGCGAATCATTTGTAATATTGTTTACTTCTGTTATTTGCTTACAAAATTGAATTAAATTATCAATAAAGTCTTTTTCAACTTCATCCCGTGATTTAAGTAATTTATTATTTATTATTTCTATCTGATTTTCGATTGTATTTCTAATTTTATTATTTTTAATTTCTTCACCTACTACATATAAATTTGAATTGATTCTTGATTTTTCTAATATTTTTTGGATTTCAAAAATATCATATAAATTTGCTTTACCTCCTTCATATATGTTTATAGATCTTATTTTATCTATTATATTTTTATTTAATCCTTCTTGACACATTCTTATTCCATTCTTATTAGCACTATCTGGCAAAGATTGAAAGCATACATTTTTTTTAAAATTATTTGTTAACTCATAAATTATTGATTCATCTTTTAATATATACTCTAAATTTTCATTGATAAATTTTATAATATTATTGTAATGTTTGAGTTTTGATTTAATATCTTCTTCTATATTTCTAAGTAAATCATCAATGTTTACATTAACAAATATTTTTTCTATTTCATCCTTTATTTGTCTCAAATATTCTTTAATCTTAGGGTTAACCACTTTTTCCTTATTAACCGGTACCTTTTCCTTTTTATCTTTTTTAGCTTTATCTTTAGATTCTGGTTGTGATTGTGCTTCTGGCTGTGATTGTGCTTCTGGCTGTGATTGTGGTGTTTCTACATCAATTAAAGCATTCTTAAATTCTACATTAAAATTTACTTTTAATTTATCAATAAGTGATAAATATTTATCAAATTGTAATTCTTGTTCTTTATTAAAATTAATTCTATTTGAATTTTTCAATAAATATAAATATTTAAATATTGATATAATTTTTTTAATTAATTCTTTTTCTTGTATTTCTGTATCATATTGAATCTTAATTGTTGCAGGCAGTGGTGAATGTATTTGATTTAAAATACTAAAATTTGTTTTAATTTGTTTCATATCTCCTTCACTTAATGTAAAAATTTTATCAATAAATAGATTATCTTTTGTTAAGATTTCTTTGAGAGATTTATCAACAGCTTCAAAATCATTATTAATTATGTTAGAATCAATTGTAGTGCTATAAACTATATTTGATATAAAATCTTTTATTAATTTATTATAATCAAATAATTTTACTTCTTCAAATAATGCATTTGACTGGATAGCAGTTTCATAATAAGCAATAAGATTTAATTCACTTGGAGATATTTTTTGTTTAATTGCATTTGCATCTATTGGCCCTGTACTATTAAAGATTAAATCAAATAATTTATGAATAGTATTTGTTTCAATCATAGTACTTATAACATTTGGTCTAGCTGTTATTTCATTTAAATTATTAAAAAATATAGATATTAAATTTTCTATTTTAGGTTCAGAGCTTGTAGCTTTTCTTAAATTTATTAAAAAATCATTATTTTGAATATATGTTTTTAAAAAAATTAAATCTATTTTCTCTTGTAAAGTTAACGATTGTTCACTAATAATAGTTTGATCTGTTATAATACGGTCTAATTTAAATGGATTATGTAAATTTATAAAAGAATTTATTTTTTTAGTTTTTTTATAAATTTCATATGGACTTCTTATGCCTCCATTTAAATTAGCTATAAATTCTACTGCGCCTTTAACAGAAGAAATTGCAGGTAGTTTTTCTAATTTAATTTCTCCATCGGCATTTTTAGATAATGTATATAATGTAATTGTTTTTTGTTTTAATTCCTGCTTTTTAGCTTCATTTGAATTTATATCTGCATCTATATACTTATCAAGCGTTTTACTAAATAAATAATACCCCTCTTGTATAACAAGAGTCTCTTCTGGGAGAATATTTTTTAAATATATTATATGATTAAAATATTTTTGATACAAGTCAAAAACAGTTGATATAGAAGTTCTTCCCTCTTTTATTCTATCTTTAATATATTGTAATAATTGTTTATATCCAATTTTATTAGTAGTTGATTCAATAGTATTTAATCTTAATAAATGAAAAATACCATTTGTTGAATTAACTAATTTATCAATTTTATTATGATATTCATTATCGGTGTATATATACCCACCCTTATTAAAAGCATATTTTTCCATTACTATATATTAAATAAATAAAAAAAAATTGAAATATTGAAATCTTTTCACAAAATGTTTTGTGATAAAGTATATAAAATTTTTAATAAAAATCCACCACATGTGAAAGGACCTAATTCTGACAAAGTAGTGTCGGATGATACAGCTTATGGCTGTAAATGGATAATTTTACACGATGGGATTCTTTGTTTATTCACTGACGCACACACCCACACACACCACCATGTCCCATTTTTTTTATTTATCACATCACAACACATCTACAATTATATCATAAATAAATAAAAAAAAATTGAAATTTTGAAATCTTTAACAACCCCTTTAAGTTTTGTATTATATCGTGTCCTCTAATAGACGACACACCTAAAATTCTATGTTTTAAGAACACCTGGTTTATGACCTTGAGTGTTTTGTAAAAAAATTTAAATATTGAAATATTGAAATATTGAAATATTGAAATCTTTTCACAAAATATTTTGTGAAAAAAATCTTTTATCACAAAATATTTTGTGATAAAAATCCACCCCCACATGTGAAAGGACCTAATTCTGACAAAGTAGTGTCGGATGATACAGCTTATGGCTGTAAATGGATAATTTTACACGATGGGATTCTTTGTTTATTCACTGACGCACACACCCACACACACCACCATGTCCCATTTTTTTTATTTATCACATCACAACACATCTACAATTATATCATAAATAAA